TCAGTTTGCATTTGCGGCCTGATTTTCAGCTCCGCCCAGCCCCTTTTCCCACGCCGCCAACTCACGGATCGCCGCCGCCGCCAGGCGCTTCTGGTCCGCCGTGGCGATGTACCCGGCAAGGGTCTCGTCGCGCTCCTGGCCGCTCAGCGACTTCATGGTCTTGTTCGACATCTGAAGCTCGGCCATCCGGCGCAGCGTGGCTTTGCGTAGCCCGTGCCCATTGCAGTGCGGCAGGCCGGCCTCGACACAGGCGTCCTTGAACCAGTTGCCGAAGCTCTCCTTCGTATAGGCCGTACCCTTGCGGCTGACGATGAAGCAGAACGGGCTGGTGTCAGCCGGCGACATGGCGACGATCGCCTCAAGCAGCTGCGGCGCCAGAGGAACCCAGATCAACTTGCCGGTCTTCTCCTGGGTGACCGGGATGCATCCGCCCTCAATCTGATTGCGCCCCATCTTGTACACGTCGCAGCGGCGTTGGTCGGTCCACAGGTAGAGCTCCATCGCCAGGCGCTGCTTCGTACCCAGCGCCCAGTGCTGGCGGAACTGCTGGATCTCGTCCTCAGTCCAGGCATGGAAACCGGTGGTGCGCTGCTCGACCGGCACCCGGACCTTCTCGGAATCGGCAGCCGGGTTATGGTCGAGCATCTTGAGCTTGCGCGCGAACTCGAACAGCCGGACCAGCTCCTTGCGCAGCTTGCGCGCGGCATGGATGCCGCCCTTGGTCTTGTTCCCGGTGCCGGTCTTCACCAGCTTCTTCGCCACGATCTTGTCGATCGCCTCAAAGGTCACGAGTGAGACCGGTCTGTCCCCGCGCCCGGTGCGGAAATCCTCGATCACAGCCCTGACTTTCTGCTGGGTCACCTCCGACGGGCCGAGTCGCTCGGGAACGGCGAAGTACCGATCCACCAGGTCGTCGATCGTGCCTGGCTTCGCTTTGCTGGGCACCGGCTTCGGCGCTTCCACCTGATCGGGGTGCATGAAGGCGTGATACTCGGCCCGGAAGTCCTCTGTGCCCAGCTCCGATCTGAAGTACCCGCCCTTGAAGCCCTTGCGCCGAAACACATACCGCACCTTGCCGTGCTGGCTCTCGAACTTGCTGACGTACTTCGGGAGGAACCGGTTCGATCCGACGCGCTTGCGGGCCATCATTCGTCATCCCATGGGTTGCGCTCAGCGGGCGAATCGCCCTGCTGCTCGCCAATGATGACTTCGATGCGCGAATGCGCAAAATCCATGATGATCCGGGCCCGCTGGAAGTCGGCGGCCTTCACCGCTTTCGCTGCCCGCTCCATGTCCGCCTGGGTGATGCGTGCCGGCGCGGTCATGCTGCCCCCACCTCGAATCGATCCACCTGATTGCCCCACACGCTCCACTTCGGGTCCGGCCAGCGCTGGCGGCCGAACATCTCGAGGAAGCGGATGGCCCGCGGCGCCAGGCGCTCGCAGTAGGCGTACTGCTCATCGGGCTTGCGGCTGTGACCTCGGGTCGGCGCATCGATCACCTCGAGCTGCTCGGTCTCGATCACGCCCCGGACGTTGTTGGCGGTCACCGGGCTGCCGAGCGTCCCGATCAGGTAGGGCTCCGTCGCGCTGCGGAGGACATAGCCTGTGCCGAAGGCGCTCTTCCCGTACTTGGTCCGCTTGTGCCAGGCCCCGCCGGTGACATAGCGGAAGCCCCAGTCATCGAGCAGCTGCAGCGACTGCCGCAGGGTCGGCCAGCACGCCCACATGAACAGGATCGCGTCGCCGCGGGCGAGGCGCGCCGGCTGGAGCGCCGCAAGCTCGTCCCACGTCATGGTGGCGTAGTGCGCGTCTGGCCCCTTCCCCTGCCCTGCGGCCGAGCGGGTTTCGAACCGGGTGGCCGGGTCTGCCAGCAGGAAGTCGTAGCTGAGCGGGGCGTGGTCGCCGAAGGGCCAGTTCATGGCTGCACCGCCTTTCCGCCCTTCCAGCGCTCAAACTCGCGCGCGTGGCGGCTGCAGAGATCCTTGTCCGGCGCCGGCTTGGTCGAGCAGCGCTCACACAGCGGGGCATCGCAAGTCTGGCTCTTGCGGACCGTGTTCGGCGTCTTCCAATCGCACAACAGGGTGGCGCGCCGACCGCATTCGCACTTCTGCCGCTTGAACGATCCGCAGACGATCGCGTGTCCGCCGCCGGGGAGAGTGACGCGCTCGCAGGTCATGCGCTGTAGTCCGGCAGCAGCGGCGGCATGGTGCCGCTCGCATAGGCGGTGGCGATCATCGGCTTGATCTCCTCGCCGACCGTCCGGCCGTTGGGCATGACGATGGCGGCAAGGAACTCTGCCTCGAACGTGCTGATGTTGCTCTCGACCGCCTCGAGCTTCGCCTTGATCACCAGCGCCAGAGCGCGCCACCGCTGGCGGCAGGCCTGCTCCCATTCCTTGAGCGCGGCCTCGGGCGTGCGAGGGCCCCGGCTATGGTGGGTGAAGCTCTTGTCAGCCTTGTCGGGCATGGTGAGGTTGAACCGGATCTGGCGCCCGGCCATCGCGAAGGCGACGACGGCCTGGTTACCGCTCCAGCCCGACATGAAGCCGGTTGCGCCGTAGCGCTCGACGATGCGCTCGATCTCGGCCTTGCTGTTGGCGACGGACACCGAGGTGTCTGCTGCGTAGCGGGTCATGCTGCCTTGGCCTCCTGCACGCTCGGCAGCGGGATCGGCACGCACTGCCCGCTCGCCAGATTGATGAACCCGCCGGCGTGACCGATCGAGCCGCGGCCGAGCAGCTCAAACAGCAGCGCCAGGGCATGGCTGGCGACCACCCTGTTCACGAACAGCGATTGCCGCTCGAGCGCCTCGGCTACCGAGCAGCTGGGCGCGTCGTCCTCGACCACGCTCTCGTCGTCCAGCTCGGGGAAATACTCGAGCACGGTCGGCAGGCTTTCGCCCTTGGCCCCGCTCCATCTCGGCCGGCCGATGATGAACTGCCCATCCGTCGCGCGGTTGCCGAGGTCGAGCCAGTAGGCCGGCGTGGTCCGGGGATAGCCATTTTCACCTGTGAGCATGTCCGCCCCGATCGCCCGGCGCGCGCTGGCGGTGTCGACACATGTGATCACCAGCTCGAACCCTTCGGTGCCGATAGCGCCCGGGCAGCGCCCGTGAACCGCCTGCCAGTCCAGCCCGTGGGCAAGGTTCACCCGCTCGACCAATGTCCGCGCCTTCGCATTGCCGAGGTCGCACCGGTAGAACGGCTGGCGGCCGAGGTTCGCCTCGGTCACCACGTCGTCGTCGACCACGGTCACAGCGATCGATCGCGACGAGATCTCGCGCAGCGCGGTGTCGAGCGAGGCGAGCCCCATCAGCATCTGGGCCCCGTTGCCGCCGCAGCCGACCAGCAGGACGCTCAGCTGTCGATCGAGCATCCGGGCGGGGAGGAAGTGGCGATCAGGCTGCATCGGCCACCTCCGCGAACGGCAGGCCCGGCAGGGTCAGGAACATGCCGCCAGCGCAAAGGCGGGCGAGGAAGCTGGGACCGCCGCCCGGATCGCCAAGCAGCCCCACCACGATCGCGATTTTTGTGCTGTGCGCGTCGTCGGCATTGTCAGTCTCGCTGAAGAACGCCGGGGCCGCGCCGTGGCTGTGGATGTCGCAGACGAGGTGGCAACGCTCGCCCAACACCGGCGGCCTGTAGACAAGCCGCGATGGCGTCGCCGCGTCGATCTTCGGGAACTCGATATGGAAACGGTTGGTCACCTCGTTCCACACGATGAACGCCGCGGCCTCGTTCGGCATGGCCTCGGCGAAGTGGTCGAGCACGTCGTCGAGCAGCACTGCCGGGATCGGCCCGCACCGGAACGTGAGCGCATCGGGCCCCACCTCGCCATATGGCGTATGGCACTCGGGCCCCTCGGTCACCCGGTAGTCGAGCGCCAGCCAGGGGCGGCGCAGGATCAGCATCATGCCATCATCGCCGACGATAAGACCATGCCCGGCGCGCGCAGCGCGCAGCGCGTCGATCGCAGGCGAGCTTCCGGTCGGCGGCACGGGGTAGCAGGGCACCGCCTCAAGCACGGCGGCGGCGGTGGGGTGGGATGCGAGGATCATGCGGACACCTTCTGGATGAGCTGGCCGACCGTCAGGCCCTCGAAAGGCTTGAGGCGGGAGACGGGGAAGCGCTTGGCCCAGCGCGCGGCTAGGCCATCCCACAGGCGGACCAGACCGCCCTTGCCGGTGATCGATCGATCCTGGCCAGCGTTGGGATGGGTCGACCAGGAGTCGAAGACCGCGCGCTCGTATTCGGCAATCGCCGCTACGGTGAGCCCCTTGGGCTTGGCGATGTTGCCCCAGCACAGCGCGCCGGTGATGAACACGTTGAGCACCGGGGAGTGCAGGACTGGCGTGTCGGCGCAGGGGCGCTCGCTCTTCGGCAGGGCGACCACGTAGACCGTCTTGCGCGTGGCGATCAGCAGGTGGGCCGGATAGGGCACCGGCACCGTGGTGCGCTGGCCCAGCACCTTGAGGTCCGGCGTCGGCCGGGTGATGTCGAAGTAGGCGGGCCGAACCTGCTCGGGCACCCACCACGCGAGCACGTCAGGGTGCGCGACCAGGACATTCGCCGGCAGGATCTCCGGCGGGGCCGATCGGCCGAGAGCCTGGCTCCAGCGCCGCAAGTGCGCACGGGTCAACGGCGCGCCGGCGCCGATCACCGGCCCACCCGGCTGCTGCTCCACAGGGTGGATGCTGGCGAAGGCCGGGCCGTCCCCGTTCACCCGGCCGCGCGAAGACGACTGATAGAGCAGGATCGCCTTGCTCAGCGCCATGCCGCCCTCGGTCGGCTCGAACTCCACAGAGACGGTCATCGCTGGTCCTTCATCGGGTTGTGGTCGATCAGGTCCTGCGCAGCGGCGATGAACTCGGCGCCGAGGCGCAGCGATTCGAACCAGGCATCGAGCCGGGCGGGCTCCTCGATCGTGGTCAGGCCGACGATGTCGTAGAAGTTGGTCTGCATCGCGTGATCGGCGATCTCGTCCAGTTGCTGGCCGAACTGGTCGAAGGGGACCAGCGTCAGAGGCAGGGTGCAGGACCCATCCTCGTAGTGCGGCAGGTAGTAGGACAGCGCTTCCCGGTCATGGCGCCAGGCGCTCGTCGTGTCAGCCACAGCATTGAGCGCCTTGCAGGTCTCGCGCAGGCGGCGGAGGCGATCGCGCAGCGAAGGAGGCATGTCCTTGAGCGGCGCGGGCTTGCGGGTCATGTAATCCGGCCGGCGTGCCCGGAGGTGCGACGGCAGGGTCATCTCCTCAATGTCGTCGAGGCCATGGAATTCGCCCATGAAGCGGATGGCATCGGCATCATCGGTGGCGCCGTCCCACATCCACATCGACATCTCGTCCATGAACTCCTCGAACCCAAACACCGGCAGGGCGTAGCCGAGCAGCTGCTCGAGCGCCCGATAGGCGGCCGCGCGCCAGCCCACCGGCGCGACCACGCCGTCCAGCGCGTTCGCCAGGACGTTGGCCTTGGTGATCCAGCCAAGCTCGATCTCGCCGACGTTGTCGCAGATCAGCGCGATCGCGGGCGGCCCGTGATCCTCGCCCGTGAGCGCGACCACGCGCAGGTCGGCCAGCTGCACCTTGCTCAGCTCGGCCCGGACCGCCTTGTCGAACTCGGTCTCGATGTACCGGCGCGCCTCGCCCCGGGTGATCCGCTCGGCCGAGCCATCCCGCTCCGCCAGCCATCGGCCAATCGCCTTGTGGTGGACGCCGAGCGGAGCGTCGAACCCGGATGGGACCATCGGCGCGATTGCGACCGCCCGGCCGGCGAGGTCAGCCGAGGAGCGCGAGGGCGAGGCCTGGAGGCGGCGCGAGCGGCTCGCGGTTGTCCTGCTCCGGCGTGCTGGCAACGGCCGCGTATAGGCGCTGCTGCGAGGCGGTGCAGACGGGAGCGGCGTCGTCGGGAGTGTCGGCATCATCGGCTTCGATCCATTCGAGGAGGGTCTTGCGGGGCGGCGCGGGGATCATCGGCCCTTGGTGCCGACCGCGCGCCGGTACTCCGTGACCAGGTTGCCGCCGCTGGCCCCGGCGTCGACCGCCTCGGCGTTGAGGATCGCGGGGTAGAGCGTCGCGTGATAGGCGCGCAGCGCGGCCGGATCGTTGGCGAGATGCGGCGGGACCGGCAGGTCGATGCCATCGTACCGGTAGACGCGGGTGAGCTGGGTGACTTCCATGGGGGTGGCTCCTGGATCAGTAGAGGGTCAGCGGCTCGTCGGCGGCCGGGGCAGCCGGGGCCGGAGCGGGCGCAGGGGCGGCGGTGGGCGTCGGCGCAACCTTGGCGGCGGGCTTGGCCTTCGCCGACGCCGCGGCCTTGGCGTCCTCGACCGCCTTGCGCTGCTCGGCCAGCTGCTCGGCGAGGTTCACCCGGGCCACGAAAATCTGGCTCAGCGCCCCTTCGGTGCCGAGCGCGAGCTGCTCGTCGATCTCCTCGGCCGTGCCGGTAATCGAGATCGGCCGGGCCTCGGCGGGCTCCAGCGCCACTTTGGCGCCCTCGGCCTTGCGCGGGATGATGGTGAGCGTGACCATATTACCGGCTCCGGCAACAAGGTCGAAGCCAAGGGAATAGCGGGCGAGCAGCGGCAGCAGGTTGGTGATCAGCATCGGGGTCAGTCCTTGGTGGTGTTGGCGGGAGTCTCGGGGAGGTTCATCGCGGCAACCGCAGCGTTCCAACCCTCTGCGAATTTTGCCTCATCTGTCTTCGCGATGTGTTGCTCGGCCAGAAGGGACCGCTTCGGGCCGTGCGGCGTCTGCCTCATGCGCTCCAGCAAGCGCTCGGCGTGTGCCTTGATCGCGTCGACGTCCTTCGTTGCTGGTGGCTGCCAAGTCATTCGTCGACGCCCTCGGCCGCGATCGGCGGGCCGTACTTGCCGTCAAGCGACATCGCGCTCGGGATGCGCCCGGCCCAGTCGAAGCCGGTGGCGGCGAGCATGCTGGCGGCGACGGAGTTGGCGGTCTGACCGAGGATCTTCGCGAACGCCTTTTCGCCCATGTGCGCGACCAGGCCGCACTCGATCGCGATGAACTTGAGCTCGTCTTTGCCTAGTTGGTCGAGGAAGGCCTGATCGACGCGCCAGTGGTCACGCAGGTCAACCTCGAGCTCCGAGACAAGCCCCATGACTTGGCCGAAGGTGAACGGCGCGCCGCTCTTCACGCAGGTGGCGGCGAGGTCGGCGATCCGCAGGTGGTCGGCATAGTCCGCGATCACCGCGGCGACGGCGTTGCGCCAGGCCCGCTCACGCGTCGTCTGCAGCTTGGCGCGCAGACTCTCGACGGTGACCTTGGCCTTGGCGGGCGCGGCCGGCTTGGAGGTGGTGCTCCCCTGCCCCGGCTTCGAGACAGGGGAGCTTTCCGGGCTACTCCGAAGCCGATCGTCCGAGGCCTGAGCCTCCGGAACGACCTCATCGGCTGCACCCTCGGAATTCGAAGTTTCGGGCGACGGCCTCGCCTCGGCCGCCAGCTTCGCCGCCGCCTCGACCTTGAGCGTGTAGCAGGCGCCGTTGGTGCAGTGCCCGTCCTCGACGTGCGTCTCGAAGAGCGCCTTCTGCCGGGCCGAGTTGAACCCGCAGCCCGCGCACTCGGTCTTGTCGAATGTCGCCGCGGCCAGGCTCTGCGTCATCCGCTGGAGCAGCTCGCGCGTCTTCGCGACATCGATGCCGGCGGAGAGGATAGTCTCCAGCGCGCGGTCCTGCTTGTCGCCGGGCACCGCGGCGAGCAGCTCGGCGTGGCCCACCTTGATCCGGCGCTCGTCCAGCGCAGCCTTCACCGTGGCCGAGAGCCCAGCCAGGGCAAGGCGCCGATCGAGCTTGGCCGTCGACCAGCCGAGGCGCTTGGCCGCCTCGGCGCGATCGTCGCCGCACGCCGCCAGCACGCGCACCGCGGCGTCGGCCTGCTCGGTCTCCGAGGCATCCTCGCGAATGTCGTTCTCGTCGATCGCCGCCTCCAGCGCCTCCTGGTCGGTCATGGTCCGGACGATCGCGGGGATCATGCCGGTGCGCCCATAGACTTCGGCCGCGGCGCGATACCGGCGCTCACCGGCGACGATCGCATAGCCCTCGCCTGCTGGCCGGACGAGGATCGGCTGCAGCACGCCTCGGAGACGGATCGAGGCGACCAGCTCCTCGTGCTTGGCGGGGCTGAAGAAGCGCCGCGGGTTGGCTGCCGGCGTGATGCTGGCCAGCGGGATCATGGGCGCCGCCTGGGCGACCTGCGGCTCGGCTTCGATGGTGTCGGTCATGCGGGGATCCTATCGGTTGAAGGGGTGGTGTCCGCCGCGGGGCGAGCATCGGGCCACAGGGCCGCGACGATTTCGTCCACGCGCGTGAAGTCGAGATCAGGGAACATCACCTGCGAATGGTTCAGCAGGTCGGCCACCGCGGACGCCTCGGCGGGGCCGCAGAGGTCGGCGAAGTGCCGCCCGTCGCGGAGCACCTGCTTGCCGCAGGCGGTGTAGATCGGCGCCTCACGCATGGGGATAGCCGTTGTGCTCGACACCATCGAGCAGGCGGCCGGCGGCCTTCTTGCCGACGCGGTAGAATCCATCGGCCCAGCGGCAGCTCTCGATCGCGTCGTCACCATACGGCCACCAGCCTAGTTGATCCTCGTGCAGCCATTCGCCGACCTGCTTGAACAGGAACGGCACGCCCGCGTCGGCGCACTGGTCGCGCAGGGACCGCGCCCAATCCGGGTGCATGGGCCGCGCGCCCGGACCGCTCTCGCCGCCGCAGATGACCCAATCCAGCTCGGCCAGCCACTCGGACCTGAGAACCACGGCGCCCAGCATCGGCTCGATCGACAGGAAGCGGATCGTCGCCGGCGCCTCGCGCAGCTTCGGGATGTCCCGATCTGCCTCCGCCTGGTTGACGACGGTGATCCCGAGCCAGACGTGCGGTGGCAAGTGGTCGATCCCAATCTCGGCCAGCATCTTCGCGACGTTGCCAATCCGCTTCGTGACCAGCAGCCAGTCGAGGTTCGGCGTCGCGGCGATCAGGTCGAACAGGTCGCGGCGCCATGCCGGATCGACCCCGTTGTCGAACACGTCGGCCAGCGAGGCGCAGAACACCCGCTGTTTCCGGCCGCCGTTGGCCTCGGCGAACGCACGCGCCTCGCGGTTCCACTTGTGCGGCTTCGCCCAGTTGGCGGGCTTGGTCCGGCGGCGCTCCTGCCCAGGACCCCACACGACGCCCAGTCTGGCGCGCGACAGGGTCTCCGCATAGCAATGATCGCAGCCCGGCCCGACCTTGGTGCAGCCGATCCATGGGTTCCAAGAGTGGTCGCACCATTCAATCTTCGTGTTCTCAGCCACGGTGTCTCTCCAGATAGTTGAGCGCGTTGGCAAAAAGCTCCGGGTCCTCGCGGAGCTTGCCGATCGCCGAATTGCAGTTCTGGCAAAGGAGACCGCGGACCCGCCCGGTCCGGTGGTCGTGGTCGATCACCAACCTCCCCTCGGCCGCGCAGATTTCGCAGCGAGTCACCCGCGCTCGCATGGCCGCCAGTTGACTGCGCGTGATGCCGTAACGCGAGGCCGGGCACGTCGGCTGCAGGGATCGCGTTGTTGGCGAAAAAGGCCGACGCGATTGTGGTGGTCTGTTCGATGGTCGAGCTTTGCATGTCAGATCTCCCTGCTTAGCCCTCGGCCTGGCCGCGCAGATGCTTGCGCTTGGCGGCGATGTCGCTGTCGATCGACCGCGCCACGCCCTGCTCGGTCACCAAATTCATGATGCGGTTGCCCGTCTGGCTGTTGGCGAAGCTGGTCTCTCCTGTTCGCACCAGCCGCACTTCGGGCCAGAGCGCCTGATACCAGGGCGAGAGGATCAGGTCTCGGCTCTTGCGGGTGTCGCGCTTGACCGGGCCGTCGTTGAAGCTGGTGGCGAGGTAGCGGAGCGAGGCGAGGCCCTGCGACCATTCCCATGCCGGCCAGCAGACGCTGGTCAAGAGCGACTTCGAGCTGCCCGGCGGCACGTTGATCAGCAGGCGGTTGATCCGCCCGAAGGTCACGGCCTCCAGGTGCGCGCAGATCGCGTCGATGTGCCAGCCATGGGCAAACTTGGTGCGCGGCTCCAGCACCGGCCAGGCTTCGCGCACGAACCCGGCCAGCGTCCGGCAGCGCTCACGTACTTCGGCAGCCTCGCGCTGGGTGCGCTCCAGGAACCGCCGCTGCCGCTCAGCCTCGATGTTGGCGAGGTAGGCGTTAGGCTGACCCGCCAGCGCCTCCAGTTCCGTTTGCAAGTGCCTGGGCAGCGCGCTCAAGGGCGTCGAGTTGCTCATCGGTGATCCGCCTTCTCTGCTTCCCCTTCGGCGTCGCCCCGACCCCCTTCATGAAGCAGGTCGGCCTCGGCCAGGGCAGCGCCAAGACTGATCACGAGGCGGCGCAGGAGGGCGGCATCGCCCCGATCCTCCAGTACGTCGAGCGGCTGATGTCGATGATCGTCGCCAAGTGGTTCGGCCGCCCCGATCTGGAGTTCGCGTTCGTCGACAACCGCGAGTTCGATCCCAAGACCGCCGCGGAAATCGACGACATCGCGTTGAAAAACCTGAGCCGCACGATCAACGAGGTGCGCGATCGCCGCGGCGATAAGCCCGTGCCGTGGGGCGACAAGCCGCTGGTCGAGACGAACGGCGGCCTCGCCCCGATCGACGTTGCGATCGAGCGCGGCAGCGCCGAGCCCGAGCCGGTCCCGGCGGCACTGTCCGGCGGTCAGCCCGGCGCGCGCGAATCGGAGACGCCGCCGGCCGAGCCCGAGCAGGGCGCCAGCGACGACGCGGAGGACGACCTAGCGAAGGCAGCTGATCCGGCGGTCACGGCGCAGCTGGCGGTCGCGCTGGGGAGCTACCTGGCAGGCAAGGCTGATGCGATCGCGGATCAACTGGCGAACGTCCTCAGGAAGGCCATGGGCGAGGAGCCCGAGAAGATCGAGCGGGCGTTGGATGATCTCGATTGGTCGTGGTCTGACCTGCCTGCCGTGATCGAGCCGTTTCTCGCCGGCATCGTGGCGGCGGCCGGTGAAGGCGCGCTGTCGCAGCTTGGCCTGTTCGACGCTGATATGCTCGAGCGCGTGCGGCCACCATCACGCCGGTCGCTGCCTATGCCTCGGCGCTGGGTGACGACCTGCTCAAGTGCGACACCGACCTGCCCATCGCCCCGCCGAGCGCGGACGCCGTGGCACTGATCGGCGCTGACCTTGGCAAGAGCCTGTCGGCCGTCGCTGCGATCCGCGCGGCCGCCGAGCCCCTGCTCGAGAAGGGCATGTACTCGCTGACCGATGCCGTCGCCTCGCTCCAGTCGTTCTCGTGGGTCGCCCGCGAGGTCACCTGCGAGGCGGACTACCGCGACAACGGGTCGGGCATCCCGCAGAAGGCCGTCGACATCGTGCTCGCGCTCAAGGCGTTCCTGATCGCGCTGGTCGAGGAGGAGGTGGCCGAAATGCTGACCCGCCTCGACGCCAACTCGAGCAACGTCGAGCTGGTGATCGAGGGCGACGACATGGAGCTGGCCAATCAGATCGTGGATCTGGTGAAGGCCAACACGGTCCTCATGGAGAAGGCCGGTGCCCGCAACAGCCGCGGCGACCTCTCCCGGATCCAGACGATCCACGACAAGGCGCACGAGCTGGGCGCGACCTGCGCCAGCGACGAGGCCGCGCTCGGCAAGGCGGCCGAGCTCGAACAGACCAACGAGCGCCTGAGCAAGGCAGTCATGGATGCCCTGCCCCGGATCGAGAAGATGGCGGACGAAATCGCCTCGCTCCGTGCGGCTCGCCTTCGCTCCTGTTCTCGCCCACCATCACGCCGCTGCGCAACAGCCTCAAGCGCACCATCCGCCAGAATCCTGGCGACTCGGCCAAGTGGAAGGTGATCAACAGCCTCAACTACGCGCCCAACTTCATGGGCTGGGTGCCGGAAGGCCGCCGCGCCGGCTCGATCACCTACCCCGTCGTCAACGCCAGCGCCGCCTATGCGACGATGGGCGTCGAGGACAACGTGACCGACGAGGCGAAGCTGGCTGCTGTCGGTTTCGAGGACGAGGAAGCGCTGATCCAGATGCGCTCGCTTTACAAGCTGATGCAGATCGAGGAAGCCTCGCTCCTGCACGGCAACGCGACGCTCAACCTCGCCACCCCGGCAACCCCGACCGTTTCGGCGGCCGGCACCGGCGCGACCCTGCCCGCCGCCACCTACTCGGTGATCTGCGTGGCGCTGACCGCCATGGGCTACCTGAATGCCACCCTCACCGCGCCGATGAGCCTGCTGCTGCCGCAGTCGGTTGTGTCGAACGACGGGCAGGGCTCGTTCACCCTCAACGGCGGTTCGTCGGCTCGCTCGACTGCCGGTTCGGCGGCTGTCACCCTTGGCCAGACCCTCTCGGCCTCGGTCACCCCGGTCAACGGCGCGGTCGCCTATGCGTGGTATGTCGGCACCGCCGGCAGCGAGCGCCTCGAGGCCGTCACCACCATCAACTCGGTGACCTTCCGAGCCCCCCTCAACGGCACTGGCCAGCTCGCCACTGCCATTACGGCCAACTGGTCGCTCAACGCCACCGCCTACGACGGCCTGATGACGCAGGCTTACACCAACAACACGCAGGCGTTCATCAACCGGCTGGCGACCGGCGTTGCCGGCACTGGCACCTCGCTGACCGCCACCGGCACCGGCGAAGTCACCGAAATCCGCGACATGCTCCGCACTCAGTGGGACAACTTCCGGATTTCGATCACCCGCCTGTATGTGTCGTCGCAGGAGCTGGCGACGATCACCCGTCTGGTCCTGACCAGCGGTTCGGGTCCGCTCGTGCGGCTCAACACCACCGGCGGCTCGACCAGCCCGGCCGATGTCAAGTACACCGCCGGCGCCGTGGTCGGCTGGTACTTCAACCCCTACACCGCTGACGGCGGCCGCTACATCCCGATCATCCTGCACCCGAACATGGTTCCGGGCACGATCTTCGGCTACGCGGAAACCCTGCCGGCCACCTACATGTCGAACGAGACGCCGACCGTGGCCGAGCTGCTCGTGCGGCAGGACTACTACGTCGAGAAGTGGCCGCGCACCTCGCGCCAGCAGTTCTACGGCACCTACTGCCAGACGGTCCCGGCGGTCTACGCGCCGTTCTGCCTGGCGGTCATCACCAACATCGCGCCGTAAGCATAAGCCCGGCCTGACCACGGACCCGCCGGCGTCTTTCCCCTTGGCCGGCGACAACCTCGCGCCCCCTGCGCCGTGATGCAGGGGGCGCCTTTTCATCTGGAGGCAATCATGGCGAAACCCCCGACCAAGACCGGGAATGCAGCAGCCGAACCGGCCGAGAAGCCCGAAGCCCTCTCGGCCGAAGTGGCCGCCACCGAGCCCGCCGCCGACGAAGCGGCACCGGCCGATCCTGCGCCCGAAGCCGGCGCTGCGGTGACCGAAGCCGAGCCCGCCGAGGATGACGCGGCCGAGGACACGTCGATCCTCGACCTCAACGCCGCCACCCTCATCCCGATGTACCACCCGGAAGGCGGAACCTGTGACGCCTACGCCTCGGAGGAGCGCGTGGTCGACGGCCAGACCGTCACCGCCGTTCTGGTCCCCGCTGACGAAGCTGCGACGCTGCTCGCGCATGGCTTCGTGGTGGCCGAGTAAGCGAGGAGCTAGACCATGAAGTTCAAGGCACCCCCGCAGATCAGCACCGTGTTTCTCAGTGACGGCCCCGTGCCGGTCGATGAGGACGGCACCGTGACGGTCCGCGACGACCTGTCCCCGGGCGACCATGCCGCGCTGTGCGGTGCCGGGTTCGCTCCGATCCCGAACGCCCCGGCAGCGCCCGAGGCCAAGGCCAAGCCCGCCAAGGAGGGCTGATCGAAATGGCCGACCTCACCACCGTCGAATCCGTCAAGCAGTTCATGGGCCGGGTCGATAACGTCGACGACAGCCTGCTGGAGTCGATGGTGGCGGCCTACTCGCAGTGGGTCTGCTCGGTGACCGGCCGCAACTTCGCCGTGCAGACCTACGACATCGTGCGCAGCGGCCGCGGCGGCCCGGTGCTCATGCTGCCGCAGTGGCCGATCCAGAGCGTCCAGCTCGTTGAGGTCGACGGGCAAGCCCTGCCTGCGGCCCCGGCATATGGCAGCTACGGCTACCGCTTCGACAACCAGCAGATCATCCTTTCCGGCGGGGCCGTGTTCACCATCGGCAACAGCAACGTCCGGATCCAGTTCACCGCGGGCTACCCGCAAATTCCGGCCGACATCGCACAGGCGGTCAACGAGCTTGTGACCCTGCGCTTCCGGATGCGCGACAAGATCGAGTGGGTCAGCAAGAGCCTGGCCAGCGAGACGGTCACGCTCAACCAGCGCGACATGCCGGCCACCGTCGCCACCGTGCTGCGCCAGTACCGTGCTGCCCCAGCCCGTCGACATCGTTGGCGGCATGACGTGGCAAGCCGCGGCCCGGACCGGGTACTTGGACGGCGCCACCGTGCTGGTCGAGACGGCCTACCTGCAGGCATGGCCGACCGTGGTGGGCGTGCTCCATGTTTTCCAGGGCTTCGTGTCGGACTGCTACCCTGAGCGCACCATGATCCGGGTGGTCGTGAAGTCGCTGCAGGAGCTTCTGGCCCAGCCGTTCCCCCGGAACGTCTACCAGTCGGTTTGCAGCCGCACGGTCTATGATGCTGGCTGCGGCGCGAACAAGGCGCTGTTCACGTCGACCGGGACTGTGGCCTCGAGCCCGGCGCCGACCACGACCAGCTTCAAGACCGGGCACGCGCAGGCGGCCGGGTACTTCGATCAGGGCGTCATCACGTTCACCAGCGGGGCCAATGCCGGCATCCGCCGCACGGTCAAGAGCTACAACCCCGCCACCGGGTTCACGTTCGCGCTGCCCCTGCCTGTGGCGCCGGCGATCGGCGACACGATCAGCGTGTTCGCCGGGTGCGACAAGACGCTGGCGACGTGCCGGTCCAAGTTCAACAACGCGGGCAACTTCCGCGGCTTCCCGTGGGTGCCAAACCCCGAAACGGCAGCGCCGGCCGTGCCCGGCTACACCAAGAGCGGCAAGTGAGGGACCGCACCTAGCAATGCTGATCGACCCTGAAACCACAGCCGCCGTTCTGGCGGTGGCAGGGGTGTGCCTGCTGTCCGCGGCGCCTTGGCTGCTCGCTGACCTCGAGCTCGAGGACGTAGCCGCGGCGATGATGCGCGTTGCCGAAGGCATGGCGAGGAGCGGCCTGTGACGGAAGCCGAGGCCCGCGCCGCCATCGTCGCCGAGGCGATGAGCTGGATCGACACCCCCTATCACCACCACGCCCGGATCAAGGGCGTCGGCGTCGACTGCGCTCAGCTCCCGGCCGCCGTCTACCACGCTGTCGGCCTGATCCCCGACCTCCAGCCGGAATACTCGCCGCAGTGGATGCTCCACCGGGATGAGGAGCAGTATCTGGCGTGGGTTCGGCCGCACGCCCGGGAAATCGAGCGCGACCAGCTTGAGCCCGGCGACCTCGTGATGTGGAAGTTCGGCCGGACCTACTCGCATAGCGCGATCGTGATCGAGCGGCCGACGATCATCCACGCGGTGAACCGCGCCGGGCGCGTCGAGCTGGGCGACATGGACCGCGACGCGGACCTGATCAGCCGCCCCTCCCTCTACTTCTCCCTGTTCGTGAAGGACTGACATGGCCGGTCCCTCCAGCCGTACCGTCGCCGATCGGCAGACCAGCATCCAGATCCAGACCAGCGCTTATGGCATCTGCGTGCCCGTGGTCTACGGGACCAACCGGATCGGCGGGAACCTCGTGTGGTTCGGCAACTTCACGCCAATCTCCGCCACGCAGAAGACCGGCGGCAAGGGCGGATCGTCGACCACGACGACGTACACCTACCGCGCGGCTGCCATTCTGGCGCTGGCCGAGGGCACGATCACCGGCATCGGCAGCGTCTGGAAGGATAAGGACAAGACCACGCTGGCGGCGCTCGGCCTGAGCGTGTTCAATGGCAGCGACACACAGGCGCCGTGGTCCTTCCTGACCGGCTACGCGACCCCGGCCAACTTCGACTACGACACCTCGTTCGGCTACCTCGGCTCGCCCACCTTCGTCGATCAGGCGATCAACTATTCCGGCACGGCCTACCTCGCCGCCTCGGCCTACGAGCTGGGCGATAGCGCGACGATCCCGAACCACTCGTTCGAGGTGCAGGGCAAGCTGATCTTCGCCGGCGGCAACGACGCGCTGCCGAGCGCGGTCATCAATGACGTGCTGACCGCCCAGCGCTACGGCGTCGGGTTCCCGGCCGCCAACGTCGACGCCTCGACCAGCTACGCGACCTACTGCCAAGCCGCTGGCCTGTTCGTCTCGCCTGCCTACACGCAGGCCCGGCCCGCGTCCGACGTGATTCAGGAGCTGTGTGACGCGACCAACGCCGCCCCGGTGTGGTCTGGCGGCCTGCTCAAGATCATCCCCTATGGGGACACGGCGATCACCGGGAACGGCGCCACCTACACTCCCAACCTGACGCCACTGTTCGACCTGACCGATGACGACTTCATCGACATCGACGGCGGGCCGATCATCATCACCCGCAAGACCCCGGCCGACGCCTACAACCGGATGTCGGTGCAGTTCCGCAACCGCGCGAACCAGTACAACCAGGAGGTCGTCAGCGCCGAGGATCAGGACGCGATCGAGCGGTACGGGCTCAAGGTCGCCTCCACGATCACCTGCGACTTCATCTGCGAAACCGCGGTCGCCAAGCAGGTCGTCCAGCTCGCGCTCCAGCGCCAGCTCTACAAGCGGAACGAGTACGAGTTCGAGCTGGGCGCGCGCTTCGCCATGCTCGAGCCCATGGACATCGTGACCCTGACCGATCCCGGGCTGGCGATGAACCGGGTGCCGGTCCGCCTGATCGAAATCGAGGAGACGGACAACGGGTATCGGTGCGTCGCCGAGGATCTGCCGATCGGCGTAGCGGCGGCTGCGACCTATACCCACGACAACGGCCTGCGCTGGCAGAACACCACCGCGATCCCGGCCGGCAACTGCGCTGCGCCGGTCATCTTCGAAATGCCGCCCGATCAGGTCACCACCGGCCTCGCCGTGGCGATCGCCTGCGGCGGCCAGCCGAACGACCGCATGTACGGCGGGTGCCGGGTGTGGCTGTCGCTGGATGGGGTCAACTACAAGGATCAGGGGGTGATCGTCGGCAAGTCCCGATACGGGACGACCACGGCGACCCTGCCCGCGGCGGCGGCCGGCATCGACGGCACCAGCACGCTGGCGGTATCGCTGCGCTCGGGCGGCCAGATGCTGTCCGGCTCGGCAGCCGACCTCGCCAAGAAGACCACCCTGATCAACGTCGGCGGCGAGTACCTCGCCTATCAGACCGCTACGCTGACGGGGACCAACGCCTACAGCCTGACCACCCTCAACCGCGGGCTCTACGGGACGGCGAGCGGCGCCAAGGGCAGCGGCACAACGTGGGTCCGCGTGGACGATGGCGTGCTGGTCATGAGCGACCTCGATCTGTCGATGATCGGCCAGACGGTCTACATCAAGGTGTGCTCGTTCAACGTCTACGGCGCGGCCGAGCAGAGTCTCGCCTCGGTGAGCGCCTACACCTACACGATCACCGGCAACATGAAGGCGCTGGAGAGCCCGGCCGACCTTGCCAACGCGATTGTCGGCCAGGGCGATCTGGCCACGACCAACCGCGCGGCCCTGCCCTTTGGCTCCAACCTGCTGATCAACACCGAGTTCGCGCTGACCGAGCCGACCCACTACAGCGGCAACATGCCGGTGGCTTGGCAGCCGGGGTGGTTCGGCAACTCGACCAACCTCGGCTCGGTGACCTTCAACGACCGCCGGGTGGCGCTGCGGGACGGCTCGTTCGCCATCGCGCGCGATGTGACCGGGGCGCCGAACGGAACCGCTTTCGACTGCGCTGGCAGCTACCCGCCGGGCAACGCATTTGCCCGCTACGGCATCCCGGTCCTGCCGGGCGAGCGGATCGTGGCGAGCGCGCTCCTCGGCTATCAGGGGTGCCAGAACGCCGGCGTCACGATCTTCTTCTACGACGAGAATTACGCCTATGTGGACGAGTACGGCGGCTCGTCGGTCACGGCGAACATCGGCGCGGCGGCTTACAACACCCTGACCCGCAGCAGCCTCACTCAGGCATCGCACGCGGTCACCGTGCCGGCCGATGGCACCGGCGGGGGGACCGGGCGCCGCCGGTGGGCGACGCTCGGCACGCGGTTCTTCATCACCGGATCCCCGGTCAACCCTCGCGCCGTGATCGCCGCGCCGTTCCTCGCCAAGGTGCCGGTCAATCAGACCGCCATCCCGGCTTACTCGCCCGGGCAGGCTGACCGGCAGGCGAGCTATGGCGCGATCACCGGCAACAGCTTGGTGTCGACCTCATTCGGCACCCTGTCGGACGCGGACATCCGCACGATCATGGGCACCGCGGCGGGGATCACCGGGCAGGCGGCGTGGGCGACCTACACCGGCTTCACCCCGGCGCAGGTGACCAACCCGGGCGCGAACCTGCTGTTCAACAGCAGCTTCAATATCGGCACGCTGGGCTACGTGGTGAATGGGTGGGCTGGCCCGGGCAAATCTGGCGGCGATGTCGGCGCATGGTTCATGGCCTGCACCACGAACGATCAATTCCTCTACAGCGCCGATGTCACCAAAACTCCGGTATTCGCCAACAACACCTATACGTTTCAGGTCTACGCTGCCGCCAACGGCAGTTCTACTGGCAATGATCGTCCGGTTTTTTACGTCGACTGGCACAATTCGGCTGGGGCCTTTATTTCGAGCAGCGCTGGCCAATTCATCACCATGAATGTCGGATATGCGGTGTATTCTGTCACTGTGACCTCGCCGCCGGGCGCTGCCTTTGCCCGGTGCGTGATGAATTCAAACAAGATCGCCCTTGGAGGCGGCACGATCTGGACCTCCAAGTGGAAGCTCGAGTTTGGCGGCGCGCGCACACCATGGACCGATGAGGCGACCAATGGCGCGCTCTATCAGTCGGGCCAGACGATCGACAGCCTCAAGCCGGCCGAGGCGAACGCGAACGTCACGGAGACGCGGACTGCCGCGGCGATCGCTGGTCAAGCGTGGGCAGCCACCAATGGCTCGCAGGCGGCGGTCGATAACAATTTCGTGTCCGGGTTCGCCAATCAGGCTATCGACAGCGAGTTCACGCTTGGCAACAAGTCTTGGACCGAGGCTTACGCCTCGGCCGGAACGTGGGGCTGGAATTACTTCACGGCTTTGACTTCCAAGCGGTTTATCGAGCGCTCAACATCGAGCGTTCCTGCCGGAACCGGAGTGAACATCGGGCAGGATACGGCTTGCGGCGTGCCAGTTATCGAAGGCGATCGCCTTGAGCTGAGCGGCATCGTCTCGACGGGCAACATGAGCTCAGCAAGCCTGTTCGTCGGCTATTTCAGTGCTGCTGGAACTTACATCGGCGGCAACAGCGTCGCCAGCGAGGTATTCGACACGCGGATCGGCGGATTTGTCACAGTGCCGTCCGGCCTTGGCATCGGCATCGCCAAGCTCATGGTCGTTTGCACCGTTGCGACATCTGGCGCGGCAGTTGTTCGCTTGGCCCAACCTTTCATTCGTCGCTGCTCGCAAGGGCAGACCGTTCTCTCGCCGTACCAGCCCGGGCCTCCTGTCCAGCGCGGCGCCGACGTGACCGGCCAGAATGTTGCCGTGGGCTTCCTCGGGCAGGGCGTCGGTGCCACGGCGAACTCGTTGTCGGAGCTGGACCCCTCGGCCGCGGCGCTGCTGTCGTCCCTGTCGGCGTCCTCGACCTACGTGGCCGCGATCGGATCGTCCTTCCAGATGGTGCTGACCGCCGGCCAGACCGTCTCGCTCAACGGCCGCGTGCAGGTGTTGGCTGGCGGGTCCAGTTCGGGCTCGGTCCAGTGCCTTCTGCAGGCGCGCCCGGCTGGCGGCTCGTGGAGCAACTTTGCCACCGGCGGGCTCGGCTCGGTGACGGCGACGGAGCCCGGTTTCAGCACGGCGGCGGGCACGTTCACCAACTCGACCGGGGTGACCGGCGTGTTCGAGTTCCGGGTCGACGTGAGCATCACGCCGGGCTCCGCCGGCGGCGGCGTCGATGTCTATCGGTCCTACATTCGCATCTAAACCGAAAGGGAACCCATGAACTTCCTGCCCACGATCAGCGAGGCTCTGACCACCGTTGACCAGTTCCTGATCCTGCACGCGGCCGCCCTGCCGCAGGGGCCGAAAGATGCCCTGCTGGCCTCGGGCAGCAAGGTCAGCCCGGTCGACAAGCTCGTGGAGGTGGCCGAGGTGCTGTACGCCGCCCGCGGCGACCTTGACGAGGACGGCCTGACGATCGCCGGCCAGATTGCCGAGTTCTGCACGCGCAACGGCTGGCACGGGCTGGCCGACGACGCCCGGGGCGAGCGCATGGTGGCTGCGATCCGCCGCGACCTCGGTGAGCCCCACCCGTCCGGCGGCCAGTGGCCGGCCCCGGAGACTGATCCCCTGCCCAAGGGCGCGTCGACGGCCGCTCAGGTTCCGCCCTACCTGCCCCAGGGGAGCTAAGGCCATGGCCCGCCGATTGATCCATCGTCTCGGTGCGTCGACGCTCGCGCTGCTGCGGGCGATCGACATCCTCGCCTGCACGCTATGGCTGGCGCCGCTGTACGTGTTCGGCCTCGCCGACCGGCCCAGCGGCCGCCAGATGATTTCGAGCTACGTCGGCAAGGCCATGGTGAACGGCCACCGCTGGGCCAGGATCGTCGGCGGGGTGATCGACTGGGTGTTCCTGCCGATCGACGGGAAGCCGGATCACTGCATCCGGGCCTACCGGCACTACAAGGGGCGCGACTGATGGCGGATGAGAAGCCCACCCACGCCCAGATCTACGAGGCCCTGGGCAAGCTCGATGTGCGGATGGCGCAAACCGACGAGCGCTTGGACGCTGGGAGCAACAGGTTCGTGGAAATCAAGAAGGCTCTCGACGAGATCGCAGAGGCGGTGAAGCCCATCCCGCAGATGCAAGCGGACATCGCCGCCACGAAGGAAATCGTCGAGGCGTGGGGCGCGATCAAGACGTTCGGCAAATTCATCAAGTGGTTCGGCGGGATCATCGTGGCCCTGACGGCCATCGGCGCGAGCATTTTCGCCGCGCTGAAATTCGCAGTTCACATCGGGAAGTGACATCACCATGAGCATCGACTTCAAGCCGGTCCAGCGCCGGTTGCTGGCGGCTGGCTATGCCATTGGCCCCGCCGACGGCATCGCCGGGCGCAACACCTGGGCTGCCATCTTCGCCTATGTCGCGCAGCGGTCCATGGCAGCCCTGCTCCCGTTCGGCGAGGCAGCCTCGCTCCACCTTCCCCAGTCCGGGATTGATCAGACCGCAGCGCGGATCTGCAATTTCGTCGGCCAGGCGGCGCACGAGTGCAACCGGTTCCGCAACATGCGCGAGATCTGGGGGCCGACCCCGGCGCAGGTGCGCTACGAGGGTCGTGCGGATCTCGGCAACACCCGCCCCGGCGATGGCCGCCGCTACCTGGGCCGCGGCATCTTTCAGCTTACCGGGCGCGCGAACTACCGGCAGATCGGGAATGCCATCGGGATCGACCTCGAGAGCAACCCGGAGCTCGCCGAGACCCCGGACGTGGCCGTGCAGACCGCGGCCTTCTTCTGGCGCACCCGCAACCTCAATCTCGTCGCCGACAAGGGCGAGGAGGACCGGATCACCCGACTTATCAACGGGGGGACCAACGGCATCGCCGATCGCCGCCAACTGGTCGCCAGAGCAAAGGGGCTTTTCCTGTGACCCAGCGCCACGCCTTGTTCGGCTTCATCGCGACCCTGACCACTCTGGTCCTGGTCCTCGCGATCACCTTCATCGCCGCCTACTTCGTGCCAGGCCTGATCGGGAAGGTCGAAGCTTTCGGCCTGGGCACGGTCACCGGCGGCCTCACCACGCTGGCGGCGTCGTTCCGGCCCAGGCAGCCGACCGGTGGAGAGCCCAATGCGTAAGCGCGACATCGACCCTGCCTTTGTGATCCTCATCGTCGCGCTAATCAACATCGCCTCTGTACTGGTCGTTCTCTCGCGGGCTCCGCAATGCTGAGCCCTACGCCTCGCCCGCCGTGGTGGACCTCACCATGGGCGATGTTCGCCTTCGCCCTGATCATGGCGATGATCGCGCTGACCATCGCCGCCAGCATGGGGGGATACCTGCAATGATCCCGCTCCCATGGCTCGGCGGCGCGGCCGCCCTCACCTTGATCGCCGGCTTCCTCGGTGGCTGGACCGCGCGGGACTGGAAGGCTGACAGCGATGAGCTGGCGGCCCGGTCCAAGGCAGAGGCGCGGGCCGATCGCCAGCGCGAGAAGGGCCAGCAGGAGGGCGCCAAGTTCGCCGCGTTCTCGGCCGACAACGCTGGCCAGACCCGCACGGACAGCAACACGATCAGGGAGACGTTTCGTGAAATCCAAGTACCTAGCGATTGCGCTGCTCCCGATGCTCTTGTCCGGCTGCTTCGGGATCGGGTCGAGGAAGCCAATAGCGGGATCGCCACCCCCGCCGCAGGCGAACCTGTCCGCCCCGTGCCCCAAGGCTCCACTCCCGCCCGTTCCGCTGATCGACCCTGAGCGGTCGGTCTGGGAGCGCGAACTGATCGCCGTCATCGCCGACTGCCGCCAACGCCACGAGGGCCTGGTCCGCAGTTGGCCGAAGCCCTGAGGATCCGCACATGACCGAACCCAAGAAGCCCATCAACCCGATCCGCCGCGCGTGGCGCATGTTCCGCTCGGCGATCACCGGCCGCTTCGTCTCCCGGGCCTATGCCAAGGAGCACCCTGCCGAGACTGTCTCGGAGCGCCCCAAGCGCAAACCCTGACCCAAGACCACCACACCAGCCCTCCCCACCCCGGTGACCGCCGGGGTTTTTTGTGCCCGGAGAATAGCCCATGTCTGCACTCACCGACTTTTTTGAGAACCGGATCCTCGACTTCATCCTGCGTGGTCAGGCGCTCGGCATCACCGGCGCCTCGGCGGCGGCGGGGTCCGGCCCGACCAGCACCTTCCTCGGTCTCTACCGCGCCACGGCCGGCGTCTCGCCGCGCTCGACCGCGGTGACTGTCGGCCAGACCACCGTGCCCGCGACCTCCAACGGCCGGATGTACCGCTGCACCACCGCCGGCACCACCGGCGCAAGCGAGCCGACTTGGGGCACGACCAACGGCGGCACCACGAGCGACGGCACTGCGGTCTGGACCGAAATGACCCCGGACTTCGACGCGATGAACGCGAACGTCACGGCCATCGAGGTGAGCGGCGGCGGCTATGGCCGCGTGTCGATCGCCAGCTCGCTGGCCAACTGGGCTGGCACGCAGGCGGCGGCCTCGACCACCGCCTCGACTGGCAGCAGCGGCCAGACCTCGAACAACGGCACGCTGACCTTCCCGACCCCGACCGCGAATTGGGGCACCGTGGCGGCGATGGTGCTGAGCGATGCCTCGTCGGGCGGCAACGGCCTGTTTTGGGGCGTCATGCAGACCCCGAAGGTCATCAACATCAACGACGTGGTCCCGGTGAACCCCGCCGGCTTCTCGCTGACGCTCGCCTGATCCACACCCCCCGGCCTTGTGCTGGGGGGTAGCTCTACTCCGGTTCACGAGGGCACAAGCATGTCTCTCTACGACGAAATCATCGCCAGCGGCCTCCCGCTCGACGATCACGGCGCCATCGCCGAAGCGCTGTCGATCGGCCGGACCACGATCGTGTCCCGCCCGATTGGTATCGGATCGGTTCTTGACGCGCTTGGGCCTGTCGCAGGCGCTCAGGTCCTCGACACCCTCAAGGCGCTCTCCGAGCAGGACCGCGTGGTCTACTGGGCCTGGTATCTGCTGGAAGCCGGGACGCTGGACATCGGCTTGCCGACCTCGCGCGCGCAGTTGGATGAACTCGCCGCCGGCGGAGTGATGACCGCTGCGCAGGCCACCGCGCTGAAAGCGCTGGCCGAAATCCCCGACCCTGTGACCTCGAGCATGGTCACCGCCGCACTTGAAGGACACGAATAATGGGTGCTGTCACCTCAATCGTCGGCACCCGCACGGCGCTGACCACCACCGCTCTCAACAGCCTTGCGGCTGGTGCCTACGTGAGCGCGGGCGTCATCAACCACACCGACAACGACCCGCTGGACGTGCTGCTGGAAGTGCAGGCTACCCCCGGCACCGTCTCGGGCAACCGGCAGTTGGTCATCTTCGCGCAGGGCTCGCTTGACGGGACCAGCTTCGAAACCGGCCCGACCTCTGGCACGACCACGACCGACGAGCCCAATCTGCGCTTCATCGGCGTGTTGCCTCTCACGTCGAACGCGACCCTGCAGATGGACCTGTTCTCGCTCGCGGCGGCATATGGCGGCGTGCTGCCCGCGCAGACCCGCATCGTGATCAAGAACGAAAGCGGCGCGGCGCTGGCGGCTTCCGGCCACGGTGTCTGGTTCTCCGAAGTGATCGGGAACGTGGTCTAACGCCATGCGCCTGCAGAGCGCGCCGCGGAACGTGGCGAACAGCCCGGCTCGGCCGCGGGTAATCGACTGGACCAACCCACTTACCCGAGGGCTCATTGCCTGCATCACGGTGCGCAATGGCCAGATGGTCGACCTGGTCAACCGCAACCGGACGTTCACGCCGACCGGCAAGACCATGGGCTACGGCACGAACGGACCCATGGTCCGCGCGGCGCTGACGGGCGCCGAAAACGTGTTGTCGAGCCCGGCGATCGAAACCGCCTCGGGAGACTGGACTTACCACATCCTGTCGCGGTTCACGACCAGCGCGGGCAACGGGTCCATGGTCGCAACGCGGCCGGCCGGGACCTATGTGTCGTTCGGCTGGGCGTCCGGCGGGACCACGTTCGCGGTCTGGCACTCCGGGCGAGGCAACCAGCTTACGCCCACCCCGGCCCTGACGTTGCCGACTTCCGGGTGGAACGTGCTGTCGGTCCGCAGCAGCGCGGCGGCCAACCAGATCGGCGTCATGCTGAACGGCGGGCCTCTTAGCACCACCACTGGTTTCCTCGACGCCCCTATGACCGCCATCCTGGGGGACTCGAACACCGTCAACCGCGGCTGGTTCGACACTCCGCTGATGCTGGTGTTCAACCGGCCGCAGACCGACATTGTGATGCGCCGCCTGGCGCGGGACCCGTGGCAGATTTTCCGGCGGGAGAGCCGGCCCCTGAGCGTAGCCACGCAGGTCAGCACCACAGCCATTGCCGCCGACCTTGTGGCCAGAGCCACCCTGTCCGCAGCCCTGACCCCAACCAAGCCGATCGGCAGCGCCCTGCAGGCTGCTACCGGACTGGCCCCGGCGCTGGGCTCGATCACGAAGCCGATCGGCAGCGCGCTGCTCGGCACAACCGTCGCCAGCTCGGCACTCAGCTCGATCACCAAGCCGATCGGGGCGGGCGCCGTGGCGTCGTCGGCTGCGGCGGCGGCTCTGTCGACGCTGACAAAGCCGCTGGCAGCCTCGCTGGCGGCGCGCGCGACCGTCGCCGGGGTGTTGACCCTCACGGTGCCCCTGTCGGCCGTCCTAACGGCTGTGGCGGCCGTTGCGGGCGCAATCGGCGATGCGACGGGGCTCGCGGTATCGGTCAGCTCGTCCTCATCGATCACGGCGTCGCTCTCTCCGACCAAGCCCATCGGCGCGGCGCTGGTGGGTACGTCAAGTGCGGCCGCCTCGATCGCCAGCGCGGAAGGTCTGTCCGTCGCGCTGACTGCGGTGAGCGCGGTATCGGCGGCACTGACCCCGGCCAAGCCGCTCGCAGCGGCCGCTGTGGCCGGGTCGGCGATCACCGGCGAGCTGGTGCTGACCAAGCCCATCGGCGCGGCGCTGGCCAGCACGTCCATGGCGGCGCTGGTGCTGCCGGCCGGATCGGGCCTTTCCGCCTCGCTGGTCGCCACATCGTCTGCCACGGCCGCCCTCGCGCTGACCAAGCCTCTGGACGGCGCGGCGGTGGCGCAAAGCAGCGTTGCCGGCGACCTTCGCCTGACAGTGCGGATCGGCGCGGCACTGACCGCCAGGTCGGCGGTCACGGCGATCCTCTCGAGCGGCCCGGCCTACCAGCCGACCGTCGTGCGGTATGTCCGGCTGCCCAAGATCCAGCGCTACTTCCTGCTCCCGGCGATCGCCCGCCGGTTCAACCTGCCGAAGGACATCTACATGCAGAAGCTGCCGAACAAGCACGCCTCCGCCAGCTACGACACCACGTTCGGGTATGCTGACCGCATCGACGCCGGGGACAGCATCGCCGACTGGTCTGTTACGCTGGTGATCGGCGATGTCGTGGTGACGAAGAAGTCGCAGATCGGCATGGACGTGACGTTCAATGTCGCCGGCGGCACGGCGGGGCGCCAGTGCGAGTTCGTGGTCGCGGTGAACACGGTGGGCGGCCGGACGTTCTCGGATTCGGTGTTCGTGAAGGTAGTGGGCTGACCCATGCCCGAGGTGATCACCGACATCCCCCCGGGGTCGAAGGCGTTCCGCAACTTCCCCGAGGGCGCGGACACCTTCGATTGGTCGGTGATCGTCTCGTTCGACGGCGACGTGCTCGTGCTGTCGTGCTTCAACCCGGGCCCGGCCAAGGTTGTGCCTGGTCCGCAGGAGTGGCGCGCGCTGGCGCGGCGGCTGTTTCCGGAAGCCCGGCGCGTCCGGTACGAGCGGCGCAATCGTGGCTCGCGCTGGGTAGAGGCGGATATTGAGCCGTGAGAACCTGCCAGTGCTGCGGCCAGGAACTGCCCTATGCCCGGGGCGATCTTGTCGTGGCATCGCAGGCCATCACGTACAAGGGCCGCGTCCTGACAGAGCCTAGACCGATGGGGCGGGCGATCTTGCAAGAGCTTGTCCGCTGGCCGATTGCGCGACACACAGCGCTGGAGATCGCCTGCGACTATGCGGCTGTCGAGACGATCCGGGTGCACGTCTGGCATCTGCGGCGCTGGCTGGTGAATAATGCCGTGCCGCTGAGGATCGAGTGTGTCAGGGGGCGGGGGTATCGGTTGGGGTGATGAACGGGGCAAGGGCGTTATGGACTTGGCGCAGCACCTGATGTCCCCAAAGGTCGGTGTTCTCCAACGCTTTTTCCGCTTCCCCGATAGCCCTCCGCAGCCTAGCAATCTCCCTATCCCGTTCCGCGATCATGGCAAGATGACGCGCATCTCGTTCGCCTGATGCGCCAATGATGCGGGCTTGTTCGGATAGCTCGGCTTGGAGGGCGTCTAGGGCGTCGGCGGCTTCGTCTGTAATCGGATGGTGGATTTTGTCGCCCCAATCGTTGTGTGACCGATAAGCCCGCAGCCGCTTCGATAGATCAGACATCGCGCCGCCTCCGGACAAAGAAGAACAGGGACCATGAGCGCGGGACAATACGCGACCAGCAAGCGCGCCTTGTCTTGAAGCGCCGGGTGATGCTGAAACGCCCGTTCAGCTTGGCGCCAAGAGACGGGTGATTCCGGACCAGCTGGTGCCTTAGCGGAGTATGCGGTCCCTGCCCATGACGGCGCGGCTTGACCAATATGCGGAATGATCGCTGGTGCCATCTATCGGTGAGTTTGCGCCTCATTCTGAGTCTCCCTTGGTGAACGGGGCGAGGGGTTCGGCCACGAGAGCGCAGACCAATTCCACACTACGATGCGGCGGCTCGGCTGACATTCGCAACCGTCTCACCGCCTCAACCATAGCCGCCTGCATCACTGCGAGTTGGCGTTTGGCGACGGCTAGCTCTGCGCTGGTGTCGCTCTCTGCGAGAGAAAGCCCGGCTGCTACGTCCTTCCAGCGCTCCAATTCTGCCTCTGCCTGCTCGGCTCGGGCTAGTGCCTCAATGGCCTGTCCATCGGTGGCGAGAAACTGCAACGCCTGTTCACGGGCTTCCTTGCGCAGCCGCTCGATCTCGGCTTGCTGGTCGGCCAGCAACTGCCTCCGAACATAGCGTAGCGCATGATATTCGGTGCCGTGGTTGCGGATTTCATCGGTCGGCAGTCCGAACGCGGCCCACAGATGTCGGCGCGTACCTTCGTTGCACTCGCGGAAAAGCCAGTGCTTGAACGTGCGCCAAGCCTTGTCCGCCTCCACGCGGTCTGTCTCAGCGTTCATTGTTCGGTTTCCTTCGGTGGGAGGGGTGCGCGGCCAGCCTTAAAGCCAGCCTCGAATGCCAGCGCCATCGGCTTCTTGAATGCGTCAATGCACTCAATATGCCGCATGAACTCACGCCAAGCATCGGCAAGGTCGGCGGCTTCTATGGCCCATTCGCGGGTTTCTTCGCTCATCTCCCCGCTCATTCCCCGCGCTCCTCGGCAAGTAGGGTGCGGGCTCGGTCGGCAAAGCGATTGTTGGCGAACGCGAACTTGCCCATCGTGAAAGCATGGGTCGCGCACCGGCAACCGCCGTTGGTGTGCATCCCAACCGGCTTGACAATGATGCAGTGACCATCGCCACACCCACCCATTTGGGCTAGGTAGTTATCGCGCTCGGCAAGCGCCTCCCGCAACTCCCGCTCCCTCTCGCTGGCCCACGCTTCGAGGACTGCGGCGGCGGCATCTGCGCCCTCGCCGTCAATAGACAGGCCGCCATACGCGAACGCAGCAGCCTGCCACGCTTCCATGGCTGTGGTGGGGTGGGTCATGGGGTGGGTTCCTTGTGCTTGGGGCATAGCCAGCCCCTGACTTCGTGCAGCTTCCAACCGCGCTCCTGTGCCATCTTCCGCAGCACCGGATCATCTTGGTGTCCAATCCATGTGTAGGAGGCGAGGCAGTTCTGTTCGGCGCACCTCATACCCCCTCCCCCTGATCGGCGTGGCGGGACAGGGCTTCGGCAATGTCGAGCCAGTCCTGCGGGTTCATCGTCATGGCTTGGGTGCTGTGCGTCTGGCCGTCTGCGAAATAGACCTCGGCATAGTCCTGCCCATTGTGAACGCGGATCGGCATGATCTTCGCCAGCGCCTCCGCCAGCCCTTCCACCCGCGCCCTCTCACTCTCAGCGCCACGGGCTTCCCCACGGGCTTCGGCGGCGAGGCGGTGTTTCGCGAAGGCTTGGTGAAGTAGCCCGTCGAAGTCGGCCCAACCATGCGGCTGACTGTCCAGTATGAGGTTCGCGTTGGCGCTGGTCCATTCCGCAGCAGCTTGGCAATCCTCGTCGGTGATGTCAGTCATGGCGCGGAGCCGCCTCCGGCGCGTAGAACTGCACCGGGAAGTCGCCGTCCTTCATGCGGCGTACGATCAGCTCGGCGGCGATCCGCGGCGTCCAGTCCATGTCGATACTGTCGCCGATGGCTTCCTCGAACCAGTCGGCGATGTCCTGCCAGGAAGGTGAGACATCGGCCGCGGGACTCGGCGGGACTGCGTCGGTCAAGCCGGGCGGTGAGACATTCGCTCCACCTAGAGAATCCTCACTTGTTGAAGACCAACTCGGGGAGCCAGTTTTGCGCAAGGGTGCCTGGCAGCGGCCTGACCCGATGCGGCGCCAAGCCCCTCCTTTCCGATCTGTGCGCTTCCCGGTGGTCCAGGAGCAGGCGGCCGCCGCGACCGGCGTGCTGCGGTTGTAATTGCTGCCCCAGCCGCTAAGGTGCTGCGCACACCCCCGCGCCGACCCGAGGCGGTCCGCGCTTCCTCTCCCGAGCCTTTCGCATTCTGGCTATCGCTCCCCGGTTGCGAGGGAGCTGCTGCCGCGAACCGCCAAATTGTGGAACACCCGCCCTTGGGTCAGTCCCTCCCCGACGCACGTCCGATCACCCGCCCGACTCCGGCCGCGCGCACGGCTTACCGTCTTGCCCCCCGGCAACCCGCCCCGCCGCGCTGCGCCGATGCGGCACTGCATTCGCGCAGCGACGAGGGTGAGCCGATCTACCTGATCGATTCCGCGCCGCTGCCCGAGGGTGGCCGCCTGTTGCTGCTGCGCTGCGGCGCGGATTTCTCGATCCAGCTCGACGACGAGGAGCTGATGGGCTCGATGGACCACGTGTCCGAGGAGGCGCTCGCGACGATCGTCGCCGGGCGGCTGCCCGACCCCGACGGCCCGATCCTGATCGGTGGCCTCGGCATGGGCTTCACCCTCGGGGCCGCCCTGGACGCCTGGGGCAGCGAAACCCGGGTAGAGGTGGCCGAGCTGCTGCCCGAGGTGATCGCCTGGGCCAAGGGCCCCCTCGCCCATGTCTTCGGCGAGACTCTCGCCGACCCGCGCGCCACCGTGACCCTGGCCGACGTCCACGACGTGATCGCCGGAGCCAGCGACCACTACGAGGCGATCCTGTTGGATGTCGACAATGGCCCCGACGGGTTCATTCGCGACGCGAACGACCGGCTGTACTGCAACTGGGGGATCCGTTCGGCGCTGAAGGCGCTGCGGCCTGGCGGGATGCTGGCGGTGTGGTCGGCCTATCCCGACGAGGGCTTTGTCGCGCGGCTCGGCGAAGCCGGCTTCGCGGTGGAGGAGGTGGTCGTCCCGGCCTATGCCGGCGCGAAGACCGACACCCACTGCATCTGGCTCGCCTCCAAACCTCTCGGCGCCGGCTGAATCCGCCGCGGGCGGCCTGCGAGGGCGCGCCCGGGGCCGGATCGCCCTCAGCCCGGCCGGGGCGGCTTGCGGCCCGGACCGCGCTTGCCGAACGGCGGGCGCGGCTTGCCGTCGCCGCCGCGCGCGTCATGCCCCGGCCCCATCGGCCGCGGCCCGTC